AATATTGAAGTTGACACTATCAAAGAAGACCGCCTAGAAGCCCTAGAGACAGCGGTTAATCAGCTTATAGGGGAGAAGGCAAAGAACAAAAAGTTTTTTAAACAATTAGAGGGGTGACGGTATGAAAATGAAAGCAACAGTATTACCCAGAAAACAGTTAGAGTATATGCTGAAAAAGGGTGGATTTGTTGAAGATGGTTTTGGGAATTGGTATGGATCAAGTGGTGGCTTTTTCTGTAAAGAAATGTTTTTGTTTTGCGACAAGGAAATTGACCTTGTTAGAATCTGGGCATCATGTTATGATTTATCAGACCTTACCAAAATGTGCAATAATTGGAAAAAGAAATGGTTCATCCCTAATAGTTTCAAGGAGGATTAGATGTATAAAAAAGACTTAGAAACAGTTATTAAAAACTTTCCTCACCCTATAACTGACAACCCTCTAAAATCTAACGGTGAACCTTCCAAAGCACTTACAGAACATATGGTGGTTAGACTGGCAAGGCTGGAAAGGGAAAAGAAGATCAAAGACAGGATTATAAATCTCTACAGGATAAGGGATAGAAACAGGGATAAAGATATTTTGACAATTCACAAAAAGGTGGTTTAGATGAAAGTAATCCTAGATTTAAAAGATAAAGTCCTTTCCTTGTCAGTTTTCGATGATAACAAAAATCAGGTTTTAGACATTGACAAGATCAAAGAGTATGCAACTCAGGCTTGTTTGAAAACCTTGGAGTCGCTTATAAATGAGAATTATTCTAAAATAAAAAAGGAGCTGTAACATGGAAAGAATAGGAGTACAGTATAACAAGCCCTTCAACATCTTCAACAGTATTTTAGAAGAGCCTGTAGACCCTAAGATGATATATTGTAAGGACGTAGACAAAGCCCAGCTAATCCTCAGACAGTATAAAAAACAAGCAATGGATGCAATAGAAAAAGCGTTTCAATTAGAGCATGAGAAAATAATTAGGTTAGGTGAACAACTATGAAAGGAGAAGAGAGATGAATCAGGCAACCCTTTTTGATATTATCAAACAACAGCCAGCACCAGAGAGCCTAGCAATAGCTATTAAAGCATATCTCTCCAGTATGGATGATGAAACAAAGATTGAGGCTATTAATGATATTAGGATAGCCACGCATGAAGTAAGCCCTTTTGTTAATGAGCCTGTAGATTTAGTTCTATGGGTTAAAAACGATGCTGTTTACGCAAATGATTATAATCCGAATAAAGTAGCACCTCCAGAAATGGAGCTTCTAAGGGTATCGATTAACAATGATGGATACACACAGCCGATTGTTACTATGCCAGACAAAGAAGGCAAACGAGAGGTTATAGACGGATTCCATAGAAACAGAGTCGGAAAAGAATGTAAAGATATTCAGAAAAGAGTTAAAGGCTATTTGCCAGTAGTGTCTATAAGAAAATCTCAGTCAAGTAAAAGTGATCGTATAGCCTCCACAATTAGGCATAACAGAGCAAGAGGGAAACATCAGGTCGATGCTATGTCAGAAATTGTTATTGAGCTTAAAAATAGAAACTGGAAAAATGCCAGAATTTCCAAAGAACTCGGTATGGATGAAGAAGAGATATTGAGATTGTGCCAGATAACAGGGCTACAGGGGTTATTTAACAATGAAGACTTCACTAAATCATGGGAAATAGGCGGGTCAGAGGATGAATACAAGTATCTTACTGAGGAAATACCAGAAGAAGAAAAGCAAGGCTATAGAACAGTAAACACCAGTGACCCTGACAGAGTATTCCATACTTACGATAAATGGGAATGTCACAAACACGGTCTTTATGATACTAAACCACCCGAAGGAATGGCACAGAAAGAATGTGAAGAGGCTTATTTAACAGTATTAACGAATAGCAAATTGTTTGCTAAATTACTCGATAAAATAATAACAGAGTGGAAAAACTCATGTGAACATTATCTAACAAATAAAGCAATGAATAGAATATCATGGTTAGGTCAAGCTTCGGTATGCTTAGAAACAAAAGTATCATCAAAATACTGTACAGGATGGAACCTGTTAAATGAAGATCAACAGCACGAAGCTAATGGGGTTGCGTTAATCTATCTAAACAAGTGGCTGGTTAATCGTGGGATGGAGGCTATAGAAATGAAAGAAGCTCTATCGCAAGGTAGACAAGTAAACATATACTGAGGTTAAAATGAGTAAAAAACAATACAGAGACGCCAACGTTTTAGAAGCTACAAGAGAAAGGATTAAAAGAACGTTTGATGATTTCAAAAGAATATACGTTAGTTTTTCAGGTGGTAAAGACAGCTCGGTAATGACCCACCTTGTATTAGAGGAAGCAATTAAACGCAAAAGAAAAGTAGGGCTTCTTTTAATTGACCTTGAGGCTCAGTATGCAGACACCATAAGTCATGTTGAAGCTATGGTAGAACAATACAAAGATCATATAGATTTACATTGGGTTTGTGCTCCCTTACTTTTAAGAAATGCGGTTAGTAATTATGAGCCTAGATGGATATGCTGGGATGAATCAAAAAAAGATGTATGGGTTAGACCAAAACCAGAGCTTGCAAGTGACATTGCTCAATATGATTTCTATCAGGATAATATGGAGTTTGAGGAATTTATGGTGTTGTTTGGTAAGTGGTATTCTCAGGGTGAATTAACCGCTGGGTTGATAGGTATAAGGTCGGATGAAAGTTTGCATAGATATAGAGCTATAGCCGCCAGAAAAGACGGGCTGTTACATAAAGACTATAAATGGACAACTAAAATAGCTAAAAACCTGTTCAATGTTTATCCAATATATGACTGGAAAACAAAAGATATATGGACTTATCACGGGAAGTATCCAGACAAAATACATAACCATGTTTATGATATGATGCAAATGGCAGGTGTGAAACTAAGTCAACAAAGGCTGTGCCAGCCTTATGGAGATGACCAAAGACGGGGGCTGTGGCTTTACCATATACTTGAGCCTGACACATGGTATAAACTGATAGCAAGAGTCAATGGAGTAAATTCTGGAGCTATGTACGTACAGGAAAACGGGAACGTGTCAGGATATAATAAAGTATTCAAACCAGCAGGGCATACATGGAAAAGTTTTTGCAATATGTTACTCCAGACAATGCCAAAAAAGACAAGAGATCACTATTATAGAAGATTCAAGAAATTCATAGCAGGGTGGCAAGATAGAGGCTATACAACTATTCCAGAAGAGGCACCAACAGAATTAGAAAGTAAGTGCTGGGCACCTTCGTGGCGTAGAATGTGCAAGACAATACTCAGAAATGATTACTGGTGCAAAGGATTAGGACAAACACAGCCTAAATCGGAAGCATACGGAAAGTTTAAAGTAATTCAGAAAGCTAAGAGAGAAAGAAAAGCTTTAGATGCGAAATTATAAACAGATTAATTTAGAGGTGTAAAATGAGTGCTTATGTTGAATTGGATGTTTCGATAAATCTTGAGGATTATGTTCACCAGCTAACTGATAAAGACAAAGAAAGCCTTGGCAGATGTCTTTTTGGCGGGACTGTTCCACCAAGTGCTAAAATGCTGAATAAATTTATAGAGGGATTCACAAATTCAGGATCTTCAATGCACGAACTGGAGATGATGTTAAGTAGCGATTCAAAAGAAGCTTTAAGAAGAATGCTTAACTGAGGAAACAATGAGATCAATACTAGAAATGAGCATGGATACCGGACTGCACCAAACCACCATACGTCTAAGAATAGCAAAAAAACCCCACCTTGCTCACCACTGCAATGACAGGAAAAAGATAGTAGTTGATGCTGAAAAGTTCAAGGCTATAATATGGAGACCAAAAGGAAGACCCTTAACTTGACAACCCCCACCAAATAATCTAAGCTTGATTAGTTAATTATAATTCTTGAGGTGGAAGAAATTGACAAATAACATTCAAAAGCTGTATAATTACTGTCAGAAGTGGTTAATAAGAGTATTTTATGGAGGTAATTGTGGTTAAAAAGGTTAAAAGAGATCGGTATAAGGCTAAAAGAAAGGCAATGATTAAAGCTCTAACAGATAGCGGATATAACGTTACAAAAGCCTGTGAGGCGGTTAAAATAGACAGACAGACACATTATAACTGGCTCGACAATTTCGGCGACTATAAAAAGGAATGCGAGTCTATAGAAGAGGGTTTACTTGATAACTGTGAGAATAAACTACAGAAAAACATTGACAAAGGAAACATAGTTGCACAGATATTTTACCTTAAAACAAAGGGCAAGCATAGAGGGTACTTTGAAAAGACTGAGGTGGACAACAAACACAAGATAGACAAGGGCGGAGTAAACATAACAGTAATAGGCGTATCCCCTGAAGAGGACAAAGAAAAGAAGGAAAAGAAGTAATGCCTATCTATGACTATACCTGCCCTGCCTGCGGTAACAGCTTTGAAAAGCTCGTCCCTATGAAAGACTACCTTAAGCCCCAGCCTTGCCCTGAGTGTTCAGGTGAAGCGGTTAAACAGGTATCTTTTGCTATGCTTAAAGGAGTAGGCTGAAATGAGGTTATATCTCAGGGCGGAGCAAACGCATAATGTTGAATAAATTTAGTAACTTAAAAAATGGGTGCAATTATGGAAAAGTTAGGTAAAAAAGCAAAAGACAAGATCACAGGGTTTGAAGGAATTATCACAGCAAAATGTGACTATCTTTATGGGTGTGCTCAGTATATGCTGACACCAGAGATAGA